CGATGCCAACAAATCGAAGTCTTAATCAACGAATCAAAGCCATCCTCTACAGCTTCAAACAGCAGTACGGCGGTGGGCCGGTTCACATCTATACGTTTGGTGGGACCACCACCAATGTTGAGACAGGTGCAAAGACCACCGTCAAAGATGTCACCGTGGTTCGTAAAGCAGTAATCCTACCGGCTAAGGTCAGCCGGGATGTTGTACAAACCATCTCTCAAATCAGTGCCAACAAAGCGTTCGTGTACGGCGGGTCGTTCGACTCACGCACACGGACCTTCATCATCGACCGCCTGGACTGTCCCGATCTCGAACTCAAAGAAGACGACTGGCTCGTCTTCAATGGGCGAAAGTACGAGATCAAAGCAGTTCAAGAGTTCGAGTTCGACACCGCTTGGGTCATCACTGCTCGCCATCAGTTGGGCGACGTGTTCGAGCAGATATTCCCACTCGGCGCGGACCATCTATTGGACCTGACGCAAGAGGCCACTCACACCCCGTAGGTGTATCCATGCCGGCAAATGCAAATTGGGCACGCTGGATACACGCCTCAGTAGGCAAGTATCTCAAAACCGTAGCGGCCACTATCCCAGTCCCAGTCCTAGTGGAAGGGATCGACGATCGAGACGACACCTTCATGGAGTCAGAAGATCGAGTCGAAATCAGGGTGAACGGTCCGTTCACGAAAGAGCTAAGCGCTGGATACCACCGGCTGTATGTGGATGTAAACGTCCTTGTGAACAGCATGATGGGCGGCGCAACTAAGTCGGCTTATACGCTCGACGAAATCCTTGGCGTTTTTCACAACGCTATGGACGGCGCGATCGCCATCTATCGCTTCGGCACCGGTCCCGAAGACGACGCAGATTCTCTTCTCGGGTGCATCACACCCCGACCGGGCAAGAACGATTTCATCCGTGTACTGCACTTCGGGCAACTCAACACAACCGACCGCCTCAAGCAAGGAATGGTTGATGCCCGCTACGTGATGTACTTGAACGAATAACAACAAGGAAACCACAAATGGCTCGTATTGAATTGCGAGACACGATCATCCGCATCAAGGATGGCCTCAGTGGTACGGCAGCCATCAATGACGCTGGAGTCATGGCCACCGACACCACCTTCGACATCAACACGATCGTGCTCAACAGCGAAGACACCGACCTTATTCCGGTTGGTGCTCGATTTACCGTCGCAGCCGAAACAGGCTCGCCGGTTCATACCGTGACTGCTCGGACGCCCGCTTCGACGAGTCCCACGACCAACATCGAATTTACGCCCGCTCTCGCGGCCGGCGTGGCGGACATGGCAGTCGTAACATTCCTACCTCAGCAAGTGGAAGTCACTGTCGGCGAAGGCAACCTGACCTACACCGAGAACAAGGAATACGAATACCTGCTCGACCGCGGTGACCTCGATACAGTCCGTGAAGGCAACCAAGTGCCGATGGATGTGTCGCTGGACTTCGTGTACGAGCATGTCCGCACTGGAACGTCTGAGGACATCACCGTCGTTGACGCCGTTAAAGGCATCGGCGGCGCGGTTGAATGGGTCAGCGCATCTGACGACCTCTGCGAACCGTTTTGCGTGGACATCGAGGTTGAGCACACGACCCCGTGCGGTTCGGTGGAAGACGAAATCACGATCTTCCCTATGTTCCGTCACGACTCGTTGGAGTTCGATCTTTCCGCCGCGACGATCTCGTGCCAAGGCCGCTGCAATGCGACCGAGCCGACGATCACCCGTGAGTAATTTCTGAATCCTTGAGACGGACCGGGTGGCTCCCGGTCCGTCTCATTTCTAACTTCGAGGGAGAATCAAACAATGAAGATCGGTGGAGTTACTGTAACTGCGCCCGTAGAGGAAATCCTGGTGCTGCCTCGTGGCAACCAGAGCCTTGTGTTCCGCGCCAAGGCACTACCTGACATGGAAGAGTTCGACGCCTTGTCGCCGGTGCCACAACCGCCGGGCAAACGGACTAAAGACGGGTGGGTGCCGGAACCAAACGACCCAGCCTATCGAACCATTTTCGATCAGTACGTCAAACGTCGAACGGCCTACATGGTCATCCGCACGCTTGAACCTTCTCAGATCGAGTGGGAAACGGTTGACATCAACAATCCCAAAACGTGGATCAACTGGGAAAGCGACCTTCGCAAAGCGGGTATGACAGACGTGGAACTGAATCACGTCGTCAAACTCGTCACTGAAGCAAACTTGCTCAACGAAGCTAGGCTGGTTCAGGCGCGCGAGCTTTTTCTACTTGGTCAAGCGCTAGTCGCGGCCGAATCCTCTGGCCACCAAACCGAACCGGCGACTACGCAATCTGGCGAGCCTGCAACCGCCTCGGCATAAGGCCGCCCGGTGTGAAGGACTCCTGGGACGAGTGCTCGGTCGATACGCAAGCACAAATCATCGCGTTCGACCAAATCATGCAGCACGACGAGAACGAGCGGGAAGCTCAACTGGCCGGGGCAAGGATGCCTTTCGGGTCTGCAAAAGCACCGCCGAAGCCGGGTGGCAAGAGGCGATAGTCCTGGGCTTGACCATGAAAATCAAAGCTTCATTTCAAATCCCTGAACTGAACGTGCAAGGTTATGTGAACACGTTGTCGGAAGAGTTGGCCGACGCTCTGTCCAGAGCCGCCTTCGAGTACATCGGTGCGGCGACAGCGGAGATACCCGTATGGAGTGGTGCATCGCACGCCACGTTCCTGCACTTGGCGAGGGAGATCGGATTCAACCTTTCCATACCGGAAGCCAACAACGCCCCACGGCGAGTTAGCTACGGCTTGAGAAACAGTTCAGGCTCGTTTGAAGCTGATAGGGCTGCGGGTCGCTTCTCGTTCACGTATGAGACCCACCTGAAGCATCTTGTCTACAACGAGTTCAACAACGCCAACATCGACCCTGATCCTGGCCTTTTTGCGCAGCTTCTTGATCCCGGCCCGTATGAGTTTCAAGCGGCCGGTAGAAACGCAGTCTCGCGAATCTTCGCTCATGTCCGGCTCCCGGACGCAAGGCGATTTGTAAAAGTTAAAAAGCGGCAGGTGTGATCATGGCTGACGACATCAAACAAACATTCTCGATTGATGCTAGTCAGGCTATTAGCGAACTGCAATCGCTTAACGCACAGTACGCCGCCCACGCCACCCAGATCAATAATCTGGCCAGTGCGATGAAGAGCAACGGCGCGCAGATGGGGTCTGCGATGACTGCCGTTGGGAAGCAGACGGCCACCGGCTTGAACCAAGCAAACACAGCGGTCAACAGGCTGGCCAACAGCACCCAGCTATTAGGCCGAATCCTCTTGACTCAGACAGCGGTCAAAGGTTTCCGACTACTGACGCAGGGTGCTGCGAACTCGGCTCGGGCATTCACTGAGTTCGAGAAGGGCTTGTCCGAGATTCAGGCTCTTGATCCGACCTCTAACCTGAACGCCCTGGCTCGAAGCAGCGTCGATCTATCCAATCAATTCAACGTGAAGTTGATGGATGTGGTCGCGGCTCGCTTGGACTTGGTGGGATCAGGTTTCGCAAGTGCCGCAGATCAAGCACAAATCTTCGGAGCCAGCGCGAACTTAGCAAAGCTCGGCGCGGCCAGTCAGGCTGAGGCCACAGACCTTTTAATTACGTCGCTCAACGCCTACGGTGCGGCGGCCAGCCAAGCTGACCGGTTCGCACGGGTGTTCTTCGCGGGTGCCGACAAGGGTCGATTCACCATTGCGGAACTGGCCCACAACCTCGGCAAGGCGGCACCGGCGGCTCGCGCTGTCGGTATCTCGATTGAGGAATTGACGACGCTGTTCTCGACCTTGACTACGCGAGGCGTTAGTCCGGCCGAGGCAGCTACGCAAGCCAATGCCGTTGCGGCGGCCTTCATCAAGCCTTCCAAGGCGATGAAGCAAGCCCTATTGGAGTTGGGCGTACAGTCCGGGCAAACGCTGATCGCACAGAAGGGGTTGGCCGGCGCGATTCAATCGGTGATCGGCACTACCGACAAATCAGCACAGTCCATCGGTAAGCTGTTCATCAATCAGCGTGCCCTGCGACCTGTTCTGTCGCTTACTGCGGATGGCTTCAGGACGTTCAATGAACACCTGCTAAACACGCAGACGCTAGCACAGAAAGAGTTCGACTTCCGCCTCGGACGGCGGTTGAGCACGGATTCGGAGCGCGCCACTGCGGCGATCAATCGTCTACGAAACGCAATCACCGTTGGGTTGGGTGGTGGCCTTGTTCAGGCCGCCGCCAACCTCGATCGGTTCTCAGAGAAACTCGACAAGGTTCTCGGCACCACTGACATCGTATCGAAGGGTGTTGAAAGCTTCTTTCGTACTATCTCCGGTGGTGGTTTGAAGGAACTGGATGACGGTCTGAAAGGCTTTGCACGCAGCAGTCCGCAGTTGAAGGAACTCGACCAGTTTATGAAGGACTGGGCGGCGTTTGTTGATAAGACCAGGAAAGAGCAACCTCAATTCCTTGCTGAACGTCAGACTGAAGCATTCGATTCAGGCATCAAGAAGGCTGTTGAATCCCTTAATGAGATTCGTGGCAACTTGGGTGACGACGAGCTTAGCGCCGGACTCAGGGCCAGCATATTCAGGCTGGGAGAGTTGAGCACGAAGGCCACGGTTACGGCCGAGGACTTAGCACCTGTTGCAACAGAACTGGATCGCATTTCCAAGACGGCAGGCCCGACCGAAGAGTTTGGAGCCATCGGAGATGCGTTAGGTCTAGCTCAGCGAACAATGGAGTTGCTCGTATCTCGAACGCAGGCGACGACTCAGAACTTCGCACAAGCAAAGGTTGAAGCCCAGCAGCTAGCAGCAGCAACCGCTCTGACGGCTCAGAATGCCAATGCAGTCACGCAGGCTACCTCTAAGACGGCACAAGAGCTTGGACGTTCAATAGTCGCAGGCGACTTAATGCAGCGTGTGATTCAAGCCGGTGAGAAACCGCTTGAACCCGGTGAGCAGTTAAAGACTGGTTCCGAGGCATTTAAGAGTGCGGTCGCAGCGTCACCACAACTCAACGCAAACGCAACCAGTGCGGGAGCGGCGTTGGAGCGTGGTGCGCAGATGTGGTTGACCGCATCACAGGCTACGTTCCAGACGCCTACCGCCCCCGCTGCTCGACCACTCGGTCTAGCCACTGGCGGATTCGCACGAGGGACAGACACGATCCCCGCCATGCTCAGCCCTGGCGAGTACGTGGTGAACGCCAAGTCCACTCGAAGGTTCTTCTCGCAACTCCAGGCTATCAACGCCGGGTCTGCACCAATTTATCGGGCCGAAGGCGGCCCCGTTACTAACAACACGACGATCGGCGACATCGTAATCCAAGGCGGCAACTCAGGCCGCCAGACCGCTCGCACGATCGCTAAAGAGCTTCAACGCGAAATGCGTCGAGGCACATCCCGTCTGTAAGTGCGGGGCCGGACTTCCCGGCCCGCTCTTCTTCACGCCATCAGCCGCTATCTGCCGGCGTGGCTTCCTTTTCTCTCAGGGAGAGTCCCTACGATGAACAGTTTGAAATTAGGCCAAGCGGCTGGCGTTGAAGTTGTGCGAGCCGCCAAAGGCCCGGTCAGCGCACTGCCGCTTCGCGGCAAGTTCAAGGTCGAGCACGTTCGCAATGGCGAAGTGATCGGCGTCCACGAGTTCCCCAACGGAATCGTCAACGAAGGTAAGAACCTGTTGCTCGACGTGATGTTCCACGCACAAGCAGCAATCACAACTTGGTATCTCGGTGTGATCGACAACTCGGGCTTCACCGCCCTGGCCAGCGACGACACCTACGACGACATCAACCAAGCCGGCAACGGCTGGGACGAGTTCACCCAATACACCGACGACGCCAACGGCGACAGCACCACGACTCGTCCGGCATGGACGGAAGGCGCGGCCTCGGGCCAGTCGATTACGAACTCGTCTGTCGTGATTTTCGACATCACAGGCACGGCCACCGTTAAGGGCGTGTTCTTGGTCGGCGGCACGAACGCACAGACCAAGGGCGACCACACTGCGGCTGGCAATTACCTGTGGGCGACTGCAACCTTTTCCGGCGGCGATGTGGCGGTTCAGAACGGTGACCAATTGAAGGTCACGTACACCGTCAGCGCCTAATTCGTTCTCTCCCTCGCCTCGGGCCGGGTGGGGC